ACCTCTGCACTCTCCAAGGCTGGAAGCGCAGTCTCTGCCTTCGCTGCTCCGATTGCTGCCAAGCTTGGTGGCGTTGGTAGTGCTATTGCTGGCGTTCTAGGACCTGCACTCACAGGCTTAGGACCTAAGCTTCTAGGAGCGGTACAGCCGGCTATGGGTGTGGTTGCAAATCTCGCTTCTGGCTTTGGTAGCGCAACTGTGGTGCTAGGTGTGTTCTCAATTGCTGCAGCTGTGGCTGGCACAGCCTTTGTTGCTATGGGTGGAGACATCACACAGGCAGCAGCAAACATCGCAAGTAATATTGTTGGTATCGCTGATACCATCCCTGGACTTGCTTCTCAAATCAGTTCAGTTCTTCCACAGGTGGCTTCCGGTCTTGCTTCTGCAGGTCCTACACTGGCACATGCCTTTGAGGTTCTCTTTGGTCAAATGGGCGCAGCTTGGCAGCAGATTGCTCCAGGACTACTGGAAGCGGTCGGAGCTGCAGCCGGCGCAATCTGCGACATTCTCGTGGCTTCTGCGCCTTCCCTTATGGCAGGAGCAATGCAGACGTTCACCTTTATCTTGCAAGCACTCACTGAAGTTGCAGGACAGCTTGCAGAAGCAGCTCCACAGATCCTGCAAGGTCTTGTTGACGGCTTTGTTGCTAACGCTCCGGCACTCTTTGAAGCAGCGCAGGGTCTTTTCATGGGACTTGTTGACGGCATTGTGGCAATCATTCCAGCATTAGCAGCAGCCCTACCACAGATTATTGATGTATTCATCTCAGGTCTTCCTGGCTTTGTTGGGACACTCCTTCAGGCTGCAGTGGACCTCTTTGTGGCAATCGTGAACGCTATCCCCGTAATTCTCCCGGGACTCATTGGCAATGTTGGCAACCTCATTGGCACCGTTGTCTCTAACCTTCCAACGTTTATTGGAATGCTCCTTGGTGCAGCAGTAACGCTCTTTACAGCTATTGTCGCAGCTGTTCCTCAGATTATTGGCAGCTTGCTTGGAGCGATTGGAAACCTGCTTAATCAAGCAAAGAACGCAATTACAAGCTTTGACCTTGGTAGCGCGGGGCGCGCATTCATCCAAGGATTTGTAAATGGTGTGTCTGGTCTTGCTGGTTGGGTAGTAGACCAAGTCTGTGGAGTCTTTAACGGCGTTGTTGGCGCAGTCAAGGCACTTCTTGGCATTCACTCGCCTTCACGCGTCATGGCTGGTCTTGGTAGCTACACAGTTGACGGCTTTGTTGTTGGCATTGCGGGCGGTAAGCGAGACGTTTATAAGGCAGCGCAAGACCTCGCAGAAGCTGCCCAAAGTGGCGTTGATGGCTATGCGCTCAATGTTCCAATTAACAAACAAATGGATATGACTGCGTCACTTGTGGCTAATGGCATCTATGCAGACACCAACCAAGCTATTGCAGACCTCTCCGCACAGATGGATGTCATGACTAAGCGCATTGAGGATGCATATGGAAAGCCTGTAAGAGTTGACGTGAACAATCGTGAGTTTGGTCGCATGGTAAGAGAGGTGAGCGCATAATGCGCACAGATATTAGATACACAACCTCTGACGGAAGTAAGTACATGGAGTTTGGAGGGGCTGACAAGTCCCTCCATTACATGGAACACGAACTCAGAGACTGGATGTGGTCATACACATCAGGCAAGAACTCAAGCAGAATTACGTCATTCAGAAGACGTGACCACAAACCAAAGACAATCAAGTTTCCTGTTGGAATTGCTGCTGAAAGCGATGAAGAAGGCTTAGAGCTTCGCAATAAGATTATTGAGCTTGGCGAGAAAGACATCTTAAACCGCACGCCAGGAACGCTCACAGTAGGCTCTTGGGGCATTCGCTGTTACATTATTGGCGGTGCTCCTACTAACTACTGGCTTTCTGACAAGTTCGCAGAGTTTGTTTTGACGCTTCTTGTTGAAGACCCTACATGGTTTAAGGCAACTACTCTCTACTTTGAGCATGAGAGTACTGGAGCTGCTGCAGGTACAAAGCCTGACTTCCCAAGGGACTTTCCATTTGACCTTGTCCAGGGTAAGCCCGCTAAGTCATTCACTAACCCTTCTAAGAGTGCTTCTCCCTGGCTCTGGCGTGTCTATGGTCCTGCAACCAACCCATACATCAGAATTGGCGAGAACCTGCACAAGGTAAACACCACTATTGCAGCTGGCGCATATCTTGAGGTTGACTCTCAGAGTAAGACGGCTGTTGTAGTCCAGGATAACGGCACCCGCGAGAACGTCTACAAGTTCCGAGAGCGCGGAGCTCACGGCTCTGGCTCTTACCTCTTCGAGCCAATCAAACCAGGCACCGATGACATCACATGGGATAACACCTTTGACTTTGACCTCACGCTCTATGAGACGCGCTCCACTCCTCCATATGAGAAGGAGCAGCCACAAGGTGAGACTCGCACACCAAGGGCGGTAGCCACTCAGAGCGTACTTAGTGAGGTGAGTGTATAATGCCAGACATTAGCTACACAGACGCAACACATCTCGATATTGGCGTGCTCAAAGGAGCACGCCTTGACCTCGAATATGGAGACACGGGCAATGACTTTGAGCTCACGCTCGACATTGACTCTGAGCAGCGTCTTGATGATGGCGCATACGTCTATGTTGAAGGCACTGAGTGGGGCGGTGTAGTTGACGCACGAGAGTCCAACTCAGGCAACAACACAATTACCTACATTGGTAGATCATGGCAAGGAATTATTAGAGACAAGGTCCTTGAGCCACCGAGTGGTGAAGACTATCTCAGTGTGCGTGGAGAAGCTCACGGGGTTCTAAAACAGCTTGTTCAGCGTCTCGGACTTGCTAACCAGTTCAAGGTCTCAGAAGAAACTTCTGGCATTACCGTTAAATACACCTTCGACAGGTATTGCGACGCTTGGACGGGCATCAGAAAGATGCTGGCTGATTCTTCCTCACGTCTCAACATCGAGTATGACTCCATTGAGCGAATGATTGTGCTCTCGGTAAAGCCCATTACAGACTGGACTGACGGCGCAGACGCTGAACATTCTGACGTGACTATTAAGAGAGTTGTAAGACCTTACAACCATCTTATTTGCCTTGGCTCCGGTGAGCTTAAAAACCGCATTGTCATGCATTTCTACGCAGACGCGCGTGGCAATATCTCCACAACGCAGACACTCTTTGGCATTGATGAACGCACAACCACCTACAACTACACCAATGCAAGTCGTGAAGAGCTGGAAAAAGACGGTCCTAAGAAGCTCAAAGAGTATCAAGCTGCTGACTCAATTAACGTCACACTGGATGACGATGAAGAATTTGGCATTGGAGACATCGTTCCTGGCATAGACCCTGTCACTGGTCTACACGTTACAGCAACCGTTGGCACCAAAGTAATTATTGTCACAGATACCCAAGTGAGCATTAGTTATAAGGTAGGCGGTACGGCCAGTAATACTTCTTCATCCGGCACCGCTGAGCATGGCTCTTCTACAGGTTCTGGCGCAGTCTCAAGCTCATACACAGCTGGCACTGGTATTTCTATTGCTGGACGCACTATCTCTGCAGAGGTATCAAGAGCAGACTTCAAGAGCCTTGAGAACAAGGTCAATGAAGCCCGCAAAGTGGCAACGGACTCAGCCAGTGAGATTGGCAGAGCCACACTGCAGGTTGACTCTAAGGTGGCAGAAGTTACTGCAACTACACCACTCAAGGCTCAGCGCACAGGTGGCACAGTTGCTCTTACCCATGAGCCTTCTCGTGTGACCGCTGGCACCTACGGCTCTGAGAGCGATGTAGACGCTTCTTGGGGTGACACAGTCCAATTAGGCGCAACGGTCAACGTTGACGCTTTAGGACACGTCACAGACGCTCAGACGCACACCGTAAAGCTCCCCGCAAAGCCAACATATACAGCACAAGAAGTTGGTGCAGCTCCTGCAAGCCACACTCATCCATACGCTGGCGCATCTACTCCCGGTGGCGACGCTAATGCTGCTAAGAAGCTCTCACAGCCACGCACCATCAAGCTGGTTGGCTCTGTGAGTGGTACAGCGGTCTTTGATGGATCTAGTGACGTGACTATCAACGTCCAGGGAGCAACTCAAGGCGGTGCAGCCACACCATCTTTTCCTGTTGGCTCTGTGATTGAAACAACTTCATTTGTTAACCCTGCAACAAACTACGGAGGTAGATGGCAACAACTACCTTCTCTTGGCTGCTTCAAATGGGAAAGGACAGCTTAATGGCAAAAACAAGTGGCTTTGCACGCTTTCAATGCGACAGGTGCAAGAAAGAAGCCTTTCTGCTTGAAAGTGACTTTGCAACCTCGCAATGGAAGAGCATAAGCAGAGTATCAGCAGACGGTGTGCAGCAGAGTTATCTTCTCTGCCCTGAGTGTGCTGCTAAGTATCGTGAGCTCGCACGTAAACGTGATGAAGAGTTCGCTCAATTTATGGTAAAGGAGGATTAAATGGCTTTCGATGGCGTTATTTCATTCCAGGGCAAAGATCACATCACAGCACCTCAGATTGGCAGACTTATTGCTGGCGTTGCTGGCTCTGTTCGTGGCATTTTGCAGACACAGAACCAAATCAAGGCTGCCATGCAGACTGCCAACAGGGTGCGTATTGACACAGGTGACGTTCTCTTTGACGCTCGTATGGTGACTAATGAGGAGCCTTTTGAGCTTAACGTTGCTAATGGTCGCGCTGGTTATAAGCGCAATGACTTGGTCGTGCTGAAGTACTCTAAGCAGGTTGGCGGTGTTGAGAAGTTTACTTGCGAAGTTATCCAGGGCACACCAACCAATCAAGGTAATCCGGTAGACCCAACCTACGTAAAGGGTGACATTCTCTCCGGCTCTACTACAGCTTGCATGCCCCTCTATCGTCTGCCAATCAATGGCATTACTGTTGGTGAGCCCGTATCTCTGCTGCCTACTATCAACGTTCTTGGAGACGACAAGAAGCAGTCTGACACTGACTTTGACGTAATCTACCTGCAACCACAAGGCAGCTACAACAACTTCTGGCACATCTACCGAACAGGGGACTCTGTAACCATCAAGGTCAGAGGTTGGTTGGCTAACAATGTTTCTTACGACGCTGTCCGTTGCCCCTTCACTCTTCCAGAAGGTTCAAGACCACCTCTAGTAGATCATGAAAAGTACGGCTCAGCCACAGACGGTAATGAGTCAATCGTCTATGACTCAGGTATTTGCCCCGGACACGCTGACGTTATTACTGCTATCTCAGCGAGACCTGACGGCAACATTTACCTTCAAGACCAAGGAGGGAAAGTCTCTAACGCATGGCGTTATGGATCCCTCACATTTACGGTAAGTCACTAGGAGGTGAGGTCATGAATATTACAGCTGAAATGGTTTCCTTCTTCATCTCCATTGTGGGTGCGTTCTTGGGCGGTCTTGTTGCTAT